CTAGCGAAAAAAATATACATTGTAATTAATAAAGTTGTAAAAAGCAATATTCGTGACTTAAGGCAATGGTTAAGCAATGATTTTGATAGTCAATTTGAAAACGGAGCAATCACCAATATTACAAAAGACCAATTTATAGATAATAGGAGAGAATCTGTGACAAAACTACTTGGGGTAAGAAAACAATGGCGCAACGTAGTTATTGATAGACTGCAAGGTGGTGTGCAATGCTAAAAAAAGACTATCAAGACCAACGCGACCATTTAGGAGCGCACCTAAAAAATAGCGTGAGTAAAGTGTATCAAATAACAGACGGCATATTGCAGATTTGCCAGTATGCTAGAAAAGGAAAACTGGGGAAGGGCAGGTCGTTCAAAGAAATAGAAAAGCTAGCACTAGAGTTACGGCATTGGAACGATGTACCTGCTAACATCAGCTATAAGTTTTCGCCTTTGGGTGTGATGGATAAAGAAGAAGAGTGGAAGAAAGAAAAGGTGGAGTCCAATAAATTTATGCTATCGAAAGATGATGCAGATAATAAAATATATCCTACGCTTAAAGATATTAAAAATGTGTTAGCTACTTAGGTGTGTGATTAATTAAATTAACGCAACAACGAGTCTTTTCTATAGGCGATTCTCCGTCTTAAAGCGCGAGTTGTTGGTTGTTGAAAGGGGTGCGCTAACACCCCTTTCTTTTTATCTAGAAGTATCTAATATTCTAACTAATTGTCGATATTGTGATGCTGAGTATTCTTTCCACTCTTCAGATGATTCTAAAAGTTCACTTATTAAATCTCGCACTTCTTCTAGCACGCTAAACATACTGTCTCTTGATTTTAGGCTATGTATTTTTTTTGCAAAAATATTCTTACCTTTTTCATCCCTTAGATAAAGACCTAATGCGCCACACTTAACTTTGTCATTTATCCTATTCATTACTTCAAGTGTTTTATCGCGTTTTATAATTTCTGACCTTCTAGCATCGCACATCGTACAAATACAATCTTTATTGCCTTTTTCATGTAGGTATAATTTATTTTTTTCCATAACACTCCCTTATTTTAATTAAATAACATTGTAGAATTTTGCTTTATTTTTAATTCATACATAGAGAATCAACGTTGATTTATATATTATTTTTCTTTAAAATATTCTCTTAGCGCTCTCCAAACCACTATTTCGGTTGCCATTATTTTTCTAGCAAGCAAAGTTTCTGTTACTTCATCTTCCCTAAACCATTCACTTCTCCACATATAATATGACTCTTCAAATAATTGCCCCACTATATCTTTGATATATTCTTTACTTATTGCAATGTCTTTGTCGTGAACTTTTACTTTCATGTTATTTCCTCTATTGGTTGTTTCATAATTTGAACAGTTCCTTCTTGGAATTTCCAAAGTTCGTTCCTTGTTCCTTTTGCATTGTAAAAAGCAAGTGTTTCATGGTCGTTTGAATCCCACGATTCTTCGTATTCATCTTTTGATATTTCAACATCAATATATTCAATATCTGTACATACCCTATATACTCTGAATTTCTTTTTATTTTTCATGGTAGCTCTCATTTGTTAGTTTTTTAATTAATTTCACAGCGTTTAGGCAAGCGTTTCTGTATCCTATGTCGTATGCTATTATTTCGCTGTCATGCCTTGTATCCCAACCGTCTATATCAAAAAAACCATGCCTTCCATAATCCTTGCCTAAGTCATCTTCTATTCTAGTAACTAGAAATTCTAGGTCAGAAACTAGCTTGTTAAATGTTTTTCGTTTTTGTTCTAGCATGGAATCTATTTCCTGCTCTAGATATTCGGGATTTTCTCTAAAAATGCTCATTTTTACTCCTTTATGTAAAATGTTTTAGGGTCTAGGTTGTTTTTTATTATGTCCACGATAGCTACGTCATTTAGATTGAAACAATGTTTGCAAGAAAGAATACCACCTTGTAATCCTACGCTATCAATAAAACGATAATCTTTTGTTTTTATTTTGTGTTTACCGCATATATGACACATATTATTTCCTTTATGTTTAGAGGTTTGGGGGCGGAAACCATGAAACCGCCCCCATAAAAACCAGGTATTTCTACCTGGGGTAGCGTGCTAGCTTATGCTTCGCCTTTGTGGTCTTCGAGGGTAAGCAATCCCTGTACTATGTCACCTGTGATTCCGAGGTCGAATGCTAAGCCTTTTTTCGTAGGAATAAACTCTTCTTTATCTTTTGGTTTCGTCCATACTCGTATCTGTCCAAAGGTTTTATCGTTCACAGTATCCTTTGTGATTAAGATTTTAGTTGTTTCTGAGATTTTAACTTCGTGAAGTGTCATTTTGACTCCTTGTTTGGTTGTTGTTGGTTCTAGGCTTTGCCTATGTTTTGGTTGTTAAGCATTAATTCTCTCATCGTGTCTTCGTCAATGTCTTTGGGCAAGTCCATTGGCTTACCCACTATTACCTCTATGTGTTGCATATTTTTGCTGTCTGTCCTTGCATTTACTTGCATCTCCATGTCTTTTGGAATGGCTTTCATTGCTCTCGCTAGTCTTGTAGCATCAAATCTTGCACTTCCCCTTTTTTCATTGTCTATTTGTGTATGGATTGGAGAAATAAACTCATCTACTTCAGCACTTATTGTGCTAGCAATTCTTATTCTGTCTTGGATAGGTAAAACATCTAAGGGTATCTTCGCTATCGCTCTTGCAAAGCAATTTAAAAGTATATTGCTAGGTGTGGCTAATGTCTCATGAAAGAGATTTTCAATTTCGCTATTGCCTTTTGTAAATAATTTAATTTGTTCGATAAGTTTGTTGATTCGGTTTTTCATTCGCTACCTCGTTGGTTGTTTTATTTAATTAATTATTACTTTCACTAAAGCTCAAGTAATAATTAATAAATGTGGTTTAAAAATGGTTGGAATTTCTCGGTTTGTCCACTTTGGGTTGCTGTTTAGCTTTGTACCTATGTAATAGTCCTTATATGCTTGCACAGAATCTTGATTTTTATATTCTTTTGGCATGCATTGTTGAAATGGTGTCATTTCATCTTCGGGAAGGTTTATTTCTTTTACTTTATCCATGCACCATTCGATAA